AATAAATAACTTGGTGAAGGCACAACAGAACTTAAATAAGTTCCAAAAAGAATATGCTGGTATGACTGAAAAGGAGATCAGCGATTATGATATTAGAAATTATGGTGTTTCAGTTTATAGAGATACGTTAATTAAACTTAATGGGGAACTTGATAATGCGCAAAAAAGGGCTGAAAATTATGCGATCACTAATGGAAAACTACAAGAAGAAATTGATAAATTACAAGTAGATTTTCCAGATTTAACAAACAAAACAAAAGATAATACTAATTCAACCAAAGACGCTACTGATGCTACAGACAAATATGCTGACGCATTAGAAAAGATTAAAGAAATAATAGATAGACAAAAAGCAGCGGAAGAAGGATTAAAGGAAATTAAAGACGAAAGATCCTCAAGAACCTCAGCACAAATAAGTGAGGAATTAAAACTTATTCAAGATTTTGATAAAAAACAAGAGGAACTTATTAAAGTGGCAACCCAAAGAGAGGTTGAGGCTTTAGATGAGAAGTTTAAGAAAGAAGGTGGGTCGCAAGAACAATATATTAAAGATAGAGAAGAGATACTAAAAGGTGGTTTATCTAATCTACTTCAAGTTGAAACAGACCTATTAAATGGTAGAAGATTACTTCTGGCGGAAGATCTTGAGAATGTTAAGGATAAGTATAAGTTGGAGGGTGAAATCACCAAACAAGCAATTACACAGATCCAAGACGAAACGAGATTACTTGATCTTCAATTTCAAAAAGCACAAGAACTTCAAGCAATAGAAAACTCTACTCTAACTGAAGAAAAGAAACAAGAGGCAATCCTTGATGTTAAGAAAAAGTATTTAGACGAAGAGGTTAAACTAATAGAACAATCAGCACAAAATCAAATTGATGCTCTTGGATTACAAAAAGAAAAACAATTAGAGGACGAACAACTTACAGCAGATCAAAGAACACAGATTGAAGAAAAATACAATCAAGATGTTCTAAAAGTTAGTCAAGACACTCAAACTCAAATCCAAGATGCGATCAATGGGACTAAAGACGTGCAAAAAACTGCAACTGAAGAGTTCCAAGAACAAATTGAAAAGATACAAGAGTATTTAGATCTTATTACTGGTCTGTATAATCAATTTTCAGACACAGTATCTATGATTTCCCAATCAAGAACAAAACAAAGAGAAGCGGAAATTGAAGGTTTATATGCATTTGAAAGAGAAGCATTAGAAAATCAATTAACGGAAGGTTTAGTGAGTAGGGAACAATACGATAATAAACTACTTGAGTTAGACCAACAAAGAGAACAAGAACAACAAGCAATAGCAAGACAGGAGTTTGAGACCAATAAGAAATTGAATATGGCAAATGCTGTGATAAACGGAGCACAAGCAGTTCTTCAAGCATTAGCATCATCACCACCACCATTAAGTTTTATATTAGCGGCATTAGTTGGTGGTTTAGCAGCAGTTCAATTTGGGATTATATCAAGCGAACAATTTACGGCAGCAGGTGGTGGTATTGTTCCTGGTATGGGATCAGGTATGGTTGATACTGTCCCTGCTATGTTGGCGCCTGGTGAAACAGTAATCAACGCTCAATCATCGGCTATGTATCCTGAATTATTAAATCAGGTAAATATGGCTGGTGGTGGAATATCATTAAAACCTGATTTACCCGCAGTAAATAAAACTGATGGTGAAATGAGAGTATTTGGTGATAATAAGATTGATAAACCAATCAGGGCTTATGTTGTAGAAACAGATGTTACTGATACACAGAAACGAGTGAATAGAATTAAACGATCAGCAGAGTTCTAAATCAACAAAAAAGAAGTAAAAATATTTGATAATATGGAAGAACCAATTTTATACCTTGATTTTGAGGACGATGATATGAATGAAGGGATGGATGCCCTATCTTTTGTTGATAGACCAGCCACAGACATAAGGTGGGAAGTGTTCCAAGAAATAGAACAATCCTATAATGACTATCCACAAGCAGCACAAGAAAACGCTTGTAGAGCCTTAAGATACAAAGATAAAAAACCCAATTTAGATTGTGGAACAAGAGTGGGTTGGACGAGAGCAAATCAACTTTGTAATAAGAGATTTATTACTGTAGATACAATCGCTCGTATGGCTTCATTCAAGAGACATACACAGAACAGAAATGTCCCTTACGACAAAGGTTGTGGAGGAATTATGTGGGATGCTTGGGGTGGAACTGAAGGAATTGAGTGGGCTATTAGAAAAATGGAACAGATCAATCGTGAGTTAAGAATGTTACCATTTGCTAAACACAATTTTCAAGATCTTAACGAAGAAAAAAGAATAGTTACGGCACCTGTGATGGTTGCTGAAACTCCCATTGCAAGATGGAATCCTGATTTAGGTAAATACTATGTTAAGTTCAAACCTGAAACCATTGAAAAGATGATGAAAAAATACTTCAGGGAAAACAAGATCCACAAGGTAAATGTAAATCACGACTCCAAACAAAAGAAGGATGGTGTCTATATGATGGAAAGTTATATTGTTGGGGACAGAAACGAAAGTAGATTGTTCCCTGATCTACCTGATGGTTCTTGGGTTGCTACATACTATGTGGATAATGATGAGGTTTGGGAAAAAATCAAATCAGGTGAATACAATGGATTTAGTTTAGAGGGATACTTTATTGAAAAATACGAGGATGATATGATTGAAAAGGTTAAAGAAGAACTCCAAGCAATCGTAGAGTCAGAAGATACTGATGAAGATAAAGAATATAAAATCAAACAAATCTTAAATATCCGATGAAAAACTTTGTAATGGTATTTTTTGCCTTTGTATCCCCATTATTACCATTGGCATTACTTGTATCCTTATCTACTGTGTTAGACACATTTGTTGGTCGTTGGTATGCTAGACATATTGGAGAAGAAATCACTTCAAGAAAGACAAGAAGAGGGCTTACAAACAAACTAGTCATCTACTTTACGGTATTGATTACTACATATTTGATAGATCGTTTTATCGTAAACGAAATAATGAGAAATTACATTTGGTTTGATTGGGCTTTTACCAAGTTCTTTGCATCACTTTTAATTTGGATTGAATACACCAGTATTGATGAAAAAGTTAAGTGGGTTAAGGGTAAAGGACTTACGGATAGAGTAGTTGAGTTTGGAAGATCCCTAAAGAGAATTGTGGGATTTACAAAGGATCTAAACCCAAAAAATTGAATCGTATTAAACAAAAAATAAATAAATATAATTTTAAGTGTATTATGAATAAAACAAGTCAAATTATAGCCAGAATAAAAGAACTTTTCGCAGAAGAAAAGATGGCTAGTGATTACACAGCAGCAACAGGAGAAATTATCCGTATTCCAAGTGGTAGTATTAAAGTTGGGGATAAAGTAGAGCAAGTCATAGGTGGCGTTGCAACTAACTTACCCGACGGAAACTACTTACTTGATGAAGGAAAATCTATTGTAGTAGCAGCAGGTGAAATCAAAGAAGTAAACCAACCCGACGCTACAAGCGATAAACCCAACGAAGTATATATGGAAAAAGAAATGACTATGGGTGATTACAAAGAGAAGATGGCGGATTACAAAAACGAGATTGATTCTAAATTGGAGAACGGCACAGAGGTAAAAGTTTTATCTAAAGGTGACGCTCTATCAGTAGGAGATATGGTTTTGGTAAAAGACGCTGAAGGAAACTTTGTAAAAGCACCAGAAGGAGAACACAAACTTGAAGGTGGATTGACTATCTACACTGACGCTGATGGATTCATCAACGAGTTAGAGACAAAAGACACTATGGAACAAGAAGAAGTTGTAGAGAACGAAGAAATGAAAACTATGTTTGAAGCAGTTTCAACGATCAAATCTATGGTTGATGATCTAAAAGCATCAATTAAAGAAATGAAAGACGAAAACACAGAATTAAAAAACAGATTTAACAAGTTTGCTGCTGAACCATCAGTACAAACAATCGCTAAAAAACCTGAAGTTTTGACTCCTGGAGCAAAAAAGGAAGACAAACTTAAGTTTTACGCACACAGATAAATAAACCTATAAAAACAATAAAAAAATGGCATTAAATGTTAATGGTCTAACGGCTTATGTAGATCAGGTAAAAATGGATCTAATCAAGAAAATGATTCTTGGTGGTAGATCAACAAGTTTTATGACGGTTCAACCTGGTATCAAATCAGCGGCGAGCATCAACTTATTATCTTCTAACCTTGTTGCGCAAGCAGGTGGTTGTGGATTTAACGACGAAGGTGAAACAATCCTTACTCAAAACACTTTGAATGTATGTCCTTTGAAAGTGAACGAATCAATTTGTATTGATACATTAGAGCAATACTACACACAAGTAATGTTGCAACCTGGTTCATACGATACTGACTTCGGATTCGAGCAAATCTATACTGAAGAGAAAGTATCACAAGTATCTTCTTTAATTGATACTTTGATCTGGCAAGGTAACACATCTGTAACAGGACAAACAGGTCTTTGTAATGGTTTCATTACTTTGGCTAACACAACTTACTCTGGTTCTGTAGTAGATGGTAACGTATCAAACGTAACTGCAATCACAGCAGCAAACATCATTTCTATCGTTGATGAGGCGGTTCAAGTAATCCCTACAAACATCATCGCAGAAGATGACTTATACTTATACTGTGGTTATGACTTCGCAAGATTGTATTTCACAGCATTAAGAAACGCAAACCTTTACAACTACCCATCAGTAGAAACAGGAGCGAATGACTTTATGATTACTATCCCTTCTTCAAATGTGAAATTGGTAGCAGTTAAAGGTCTTACAGGAACTAACAAGTTCTTCATTTCCACAAAATCAAATATGTATTTTGGATGTGACTTACTTGATGACTACGAAAACTTACAAATCTTCTACTCTATGGACTTCCAAGAAGTAAGAGTTGTAGCGAAATGGAAATCAGGTGTGAACGCAGCGTTCTGGGATTATGTTGTATACTTCAAATTGTAATCAACACTAAAAAAACAAAGGGGGGTGTAAATCCCCCTTATTAAAAAATAAACTAAAAACAAAAAACAAAAAATTATGGCATTTAATTGTAACTTAGATCAAGGTTATGTTCTTGGATTGACTT